AAAAGAGTATGGCCTCAATCGACTTGATCCAATACAATCAGCACATGTTTGGATGCAGCACATTGCAAATACTCGAAAGAAAAATTTCTGCGGCCGAGTGAAAGAAAAAATATATTTTAGCAATCAACGAAAATGGCTAGCTGCTTGGGCACAAGCAGTGCGTGGTCGTCTTACAAAAGAAAATCGTTATCGTTGTTTTGAGACAACCAAACACTGGAAAAAACTAAAAAGATGGAAAAGAAACATTAAAAATTATGTCCCAGGGTGTTAATATAACAATAGGTGGAAGCTTACAAGCTCTACAGTGGGCGCATCAACACGGGACTAGATTGATAATAAATAAGCTTTCCTTTCCTCCTCCCTATGAGCCCTCAAGCACAAAACTTGCTTGGGGGCTACTTTATTATAAGCTCATGATAGACGGTAAAATTATTGGTGGTGATACTGTCAATGCGATTAAAATCAATGATGATGACATAACTATAGCTTGTAAAAATAATGTAATTAATACAATAAGTTATGAAAAAATTACGCTTTTCAATGACGAAAACATCATCGGCCTGCCTGACGTAAAAAAACAAATTGATGAGCATATTGTAATAGATTTTATGAGTTCTATTTCTTTTGTCTTTAAAGATACAAGTTTTTTACATAAAACCGGCGACAATCTAGCTAGTGAGATACATGTGCACAAAGATTACCTAAATAGCCCCGCACAAATATGGGCTGTTTCAAAATTAAACAAAGACCAGCTAAATAATTTTGATTATTCTGACACAATGGCAAAGTTTAAAACAGAAACAATTCTAAAACAATTAGGTTTTACAGGAAACTTTATGAAAAGAGATGAGGTTGTTTTAAAGGTTGAATCTCGCAGTGTTGAGAAAAAAATGAACATTTACGAGGAATCAGAGAAGATAGAATTTATTTATGTATGAACCTGCGTTAACAATTAAAAACAAATTGCACACAAACCTAGCAGGTATAGTTCCAGTAGCAGGACAGCCGCTGGACTTTAACTTTCCCTGGCATGATAGTCTAATACCCATTGGACACAATTACCTTGCTGTTGAGAAAGCAGTCTTTGATTGTGTAGTTGCAGGTTGTAATACAGTTTGGCTTGTTTGCCCAAGAGATATGCAACCTCTTATTAGATATCGTTTAGGTGATTGGGTTGTAGATCCCGTTCGTTATGATAAAGGACACACGTTCGGAAGTAGACCAAAAGTTTATGAGGTGCCCGTTTATTATACACCAATGCACCCAAAAGATACAGGCCGCAGAGATTGTCTTGCTTGGAGTGTTATTACCGGCGCCCAGTACGCTTGGCACGTAAGCAGAAAGATAAGCCGCTTCGCACATCCAGATAAGTACTTTGTGTCGTTTCCTTACGGTATGTTTTCTCCGTGGTGGCTGAAAGATCACAGGGCGGCAATAAGAAACACAGATAAAAACTTTTATGTTGAATGTGATAATCAGAACTTTAAAGATGGAAGTTTTTTGCCCTTTACTTTCTTTTCGGAGGATTTTTTAGAATGTCGTAAACATTTTAGAAAAAGTGAAGCAAAAGGCTATGATGATAAGCTAAACAAGTTGAAAGCGTCTGAAAGTTGGACCGGCCGGTATTTTACACACGACTTTGTTTTCAGCAAAGTGAATACAGAAGGCGCAGCAACTTGTAGCCTGCCTTGGTATTATGATGTCTCTTCTTGGGAGGGATTAAAAGATTGGCTAGGTGGCGAACACAAGTTGGAAAGGCCAAAAGATTTTTTAATGTCATATAACGAGTGGAACCCATTAGGAGTGGATATTGAAGAAAACACTGAAAATAATTAACGAAGCTTTGTATTTTGTAATATTTTATACGGCACTTTTGTGTTATACAGCCGCGTATAAAATTCAAAGCTTGTTTGCCAGAAAGAAAAAGAAATAACTATTTATTATCGTGAAACTTATACTTGAAAACTGGCGTAAATACTTAAAAGAACAACAAACAAAAGAATCATTAGGAGTGATGGTAGACTTTAACGAAGGTTATGAAATATCTCTTTCTCTTGTTGATTTAAACAAAATAAAAGAACAGCTGGCGAATTCAAATTCTGTTCAAGATTTTGCACAAAAAATAAAAAATAAAGAAATATATGATAAATCAATACTGGGATATATAGAGGCACAGTATAATCCAATGAGCGCCAAAGCCGGCGTTTCCGGTGGTAATTGTTCTGATACATATTCAGTTATTAAATCTATTGGCAAAGGTTATGGCGAAATGCTTTACAATGCTCTTCTCGGCTTTGCTGCGACAAAAAATATATACATAGCATCAGATCGAAATGCTGTATCTCCTGGTGCCAAGAAAAGATGGATAAAGATAGATGCTCAAACTGATGATGAAGTTCCTTCAAATCAAGACCCGTACAAGGGGACGTTTGACAATTTTCAGAATAAATCAACCTCTCCGACTGATGATGATTGCAAAGTGTGGGATGTTGAAGCATTAGATAAAGGCTATAAAGATGAAAAACAGCTTGCATTTTATAATAGTTTAAAAGATAATTTAGATAACTTCTTTGTTAAAGAAATACAACCAATGTTCGACGAACCAAGCTTTTTTGGCAAACTATTTGGAAATACACCAGAAAATAGAGCCTTAAAGATAAAAAAACAACTTCTTAAATTGGGAAGAGATAAATTCTATGATTGGCTTTCACCCGTTTACCGTAACCGCACTACAGGCAACCAGCCTACTGACCCCCAAAAGCCAGACCCACCTTTCGAGTAGTCGGTCTTGCTATATCGACAACAGCAAATATTCTGGCTTTCTTCAAACAACAAAAGACAAACCACAGTTTTCTGTAAAATGGGGAAATAAAATTTTTGTAAAAGAAGCTAACAAACCTTTTTCAATTGAGCACCCATTGTTAAGCAAGTATACTTTCAAAATCACTAATGTCCGGCCTAAACCAAAACCAATTTCTATTTTTGAGTGGCTCAAAACACGTTAAGTTTTCTCTTGACTTTAAACGCAAACTATATTAGTATTAGCAAAAATAACTTGGAGAATAAATGTCCGAAAGAACACAAAGTAGTATTCCGTTTGTAGGCTTGCACGCTCACAGCGGAACGGGTAGCCCTTTTGATGGACTCGGCTATCCTGGCGAACATATGGACTTTGCCTATCAAAATGGTAATGATGCTCTGGCTTTAACTGATCACGGCAACATGAACGGCTTTGCTTATCAGGTACAACATGCTCAAAAAATGATGAAGGAAGGCAAAGACTTCAAGCCTATCTTTGGTGTTGAAGCTTATTTCTTACCTAGTATTGAAGAATGGCGCCAAGAGTTAGAGCGCGCCAAAGAAGATAAGAAAGCAAAGAAATCGATTGATAAGTCGGCCTCTGGAACGACTATTGAGAATGAAGAAAACAAAAGAGAAGTTAAAAACATTCTTAATCGTCGGCGCCATCTTATCTTGTTAGCGCAGAACCAAAAAGGTCTAAACAATATCTTTTCTCTTGTATCAAAGTCATACAGAGAAGAAAACTTCTATCGCTTCCCGCGTATTGATTACGCTATGCTGAAAGAACACAATGAAGGTGTAATCGCAGCTTCGGCCTGTCTTGGCGGTGTATACGCTGGGAATTTCTGGGAAAACCGTGAAGAGGGTGAAGAAGCTGTTCTCAATGCCATGCGTGATACAACGAGGAATATGGTTGATATCTTTGGTGATCGCTGGTATGGCGAACTTCAGTGGAACAATGTACCCGAACAACATCAATTAAACCGTCTAATTGTAAAAGTTTGTGATGAATTTGGCGTCGAATTGATTTCTACGGCTGATAGTCACTATCCAAACAGAACGGCTTGGAAAGATCGAGAACTTTACAAAAGACTAGGTTGGTTAAGTAGAGGTATGCCAAAGTGGGCAACAAACACAGAACTCCCAGAGGGCGTCGAAGAAATTGGTTACGAATTGTTTCCAAAGAACGGCGATCAAATGTGGGAGGCATATAAAGAATATTCAGAAAAAGCAGGAGTACAATACGATGATAATATTATCCGAAGATCTATTGAAAGAACGCATCAGATTGCTCACGAAAGAATTGAACGGTTTATGCCAGACAACACAGTTCGCCTACCAAGCTTTGTGGTTCCCGCTGGACAGACTCCCGATAGAGCCCTTGTCGCTGCTTGTGTGGATGGGCTTAGAGGGCTTGGCCTAACAAACAACCCAGACTATGTTCAACGATTAAAAGAAGAAATGAATATTATCAGCGAGCGTGGCTTTAGCAAATATTTCTTAACTATGAAGTCTATCGCTGATAAAGCAACAGAAGTTCAGCTAACAGGTGCTGGACGTGGTTCTGCGGCTGGCTCTTTAGTTGCTTATGCTCTTGGCATCACACAAGTTGATCCTATCAAATATAATCTTCTATTCTCTCGTTTTATGACGAAAGATTCGAAAGACTATCCTGATATCGATTATGATGTTTCTAATCCAATGGAACTTAAAGAAATGTTGATTGATGAGTGGGGTGGCAATACTGTTGTGCCTATTTCCAACTTCAATAAACTTCAGTTACGTTCTTTGATTAAAGACATCGCAAAGTTCTATGAGGTGCCGTTTACAGAGGCCAATGCTGTTACTTCGAAGATGCTGGCTGAAGCAACGCCGATTGCAAAAAAGAAACATGGTATTAAGGCTGGTGTATATGCGCCTACATTTGAAGAGGTGATGGAATATTCCGATTCGCTCAAAGCGTTTCTCCGAAAGTATCCAAAGATTAAAACACACGTTGAGGCTTTGGTCGGTGAAGTTCGCTCTGTGTCTCGTCACGCTGGTGGTGTGGTTATTGGCGAAGAATTAGATAAGTATATGCCGCTTATTAACTCTGGCGGTGTAACCCAAACGCCTTGGTCCGAAGGGCAGCATGTTCGACAACTAGAGCCAATGGGTTTTATTAAGTTTGATATTCTTGGTCTTTCTACTTTGAAAATGATTGAGGGGGCTGTCTATCACATCTTAAAGAAGCAAGGAAATCCAGATCCTACTTTCGAGGATATTAAAAAGTTTTATGATGAAAACTTACATCCTGATAGCATTAATCTGAAAGACAAGAAGGTTTATGAAAATATCTTTTGGAAAGGTAAGTGGGCAGGTATCTTTCAGTTCGCAGAGAAAGGCGCGCAGAACTTTTGTAAAAGAACAAAGCCAAAGAATATTATTGATATTGCTTCCATCACTTCTATCTATCGTCCTGGTCCGCTATCAGCGAACGTGCACGAAGATTTTGTAGAGGCAAAAGAAAACCCAAGGAGTATTCGTTATGGTCATGATATTGTAAAAGAAGTTACAAAAGAAACTTATGGCTTTCTTATTTTCCAAGAGCAGATTGCTTTATTGGCCCACAGATTGGGCAAAGACTTATCTCTGGATGAAGGTAACAAGCTCCGTAAGCTGTTAACTAAAAAGGGCACTGGAGCAGCTGCAGAACAAAAAAATAAAATAAAGCTTAAGTTTATTCAAGGATGTATCGATAAAGGTTTAAAGGAACAATGGGCAGAAAAAATGTGGGCGAAGTTTGAATACTTCTCCGGCTATGGTTTCAATAAATCCCATGCTGTTTCATATTCTATTATATCTTTTCAATGCGCTTGGCTATTTAATTATTATCCTGATTGTTGGATGGCAGCTTTCTTGGACAAAGAACCAGAGAGTAGAAAAGAAAAAGCAATCAATATAGCAAAGAAGTTTGGGTTCAAGCTAGAGCCTGTCAATATTAATAAGTCCAGTTCTGTCTGGGATATTGGCGAGGACCAAAGAACGCTCATTCAGCCCTTAACTTCGATAAAAGGATTAGGAGACAAAGCAATTGAACAAATCATCGAACATAGACCATTTAACTCTGTTGAAGAACTTCTCTTTAGCAAAGAGATTGTATATTCTAAACTCAATAAGAAAGCATTGGATGTCCTCATCAAAGCAGAGGCAGTAGATGAGCTAATAGACGATAGATTTAAAAACCAAAAACATTTCTGGTTATCTGTTGCAGATAGTAGGCCCAAGACTAAAAAGAAGTTGGCCGAGAACATAGAAGAGTTTAGGGACACTGAAGATTTTACTAGAGATGAATATATCGAAACAAAAACTAATATTACTGGTATGTTCCCCTTGACATTAGTTGTTTCAGATGATATAGTACAGAGGTTAAATTATTACAAAGTCCCAACTATCTCTGAATGGGATAACGATCTTGGCGTTGCTTGGTTTATTCCAAGAGAAGTAATTAAAAGAAAAACAGCCAAGGGTCGACCGTATTTTATCGTTAAAACAATAGATAAAAATAGCGTGATGACCGACATTAGATGCTGGGGCGTCAATCCTGAAAAAGATAAGTTGTTTGTCAATCGTCCTTACATGGCGAAACTTAACTTCGACGAGCAATGGGGTTTTTCTTCAAGGGGTGCCCTACAAAATTGGAAATTATTAGGATAAGGAGACAAAATGGATCTTAAAGTATTTAGATTACGACACACTGCAAAGTTACCCAAGCGAGCACATGATGGAGACGCGGGAATGGATTTTTATTTCTGTCGAAAGAAAGGTGCTGCCAAGAGTATACCCGTATATCCTGGCGAAACTGTATTATTCCCGACTGGTATCAAAGTGGAAGTACCAAAGGGATATATGCTGGAGATAAAAAATAAATCAAGCGTAGCAGCAAAAAAACAATTACTAGTTGGCGCTTGTGTTATTGATTCTGGATACGATGGAGAGATATTTATTAATCTTCATAATGTAGGTAAGCAAACACATTGGTTTAGTGATGGTGATAAAGTAGCTCAAGGTGTTTTAATTCCTATAAATCTATGTGAAATTGTAGAAGTTTCTGATCCTAGCGAACTAAATAAAGATAGCACCAGAGGAGAAGGTGCATTAGGTAGCACGGGGAGCAGATAATATGAAAAAAATACTGAATGAGTGGAAAAGATTCTTAAAAGAATCCTCGCTCTCAAGATTATACAGCCACATGCAAGATCATGAAAGCGCTGCACTTTCAGCATTTAGAAACGAGTTTACGAAGCAAGAAAACTTAGAAAGAAATAGGGAATTAAAAGCAGAACTTTTGGGAAGAGGATATGGCGTGACCAGAATCCTTGGCTCCTACATTGAGAACTTTGAGACTCCAAAAGCAATTGAAGTTGCAGAGGAAAGTTTTTTTGTGTCTAATAGAAAAGATAATCCTGATTTTGCACTTGAAATAGCAAAGCTTGGAGAAGACTTTGATCAAGACTCAGTTCTTATTGTTGAAAAAGGAGCGCAAAATGCATACTTGTTAGGCACCTCGCCTGAAGGCGAGTTTCCACCATATGCTAAAAGAGAAAGCGTTGGTGCTTTAAAAATGGGCGATGAAGCAGAGTTTATGTCTCGCGTCCGCGGCCGGCCCTACACCTTTAAAAGCAAAGAAGAGGACTTAAATGAAGAGCTAGAAGTTCTTGAAAACTTTTCAAGAAATGCTAAAATGGCTATCACAAAAATAATTGAGCGAAGAAAACAAAAAGTCGAGGATTAAGTGAGTTTAGAAAGAAAACTACGACGTAAAAAAGCGAACAAAGCAAAGAAAAAATCAGAAAAAGAACTGGCGACAAAAGTAGCACTTTTTGGTAAATTACCGAATAAATGCTTGACTTGTGACAAGCCTTTTGATAAACTAAACCGTGAACAAGTAATGAGTTGGAGTGTTGTTGTGAGACAACAAGAAGAAAAAGTCAACCTTTACTGTCCTAGATGCTGGAACAATGCCCAGCAAGCAATGAAACAAATTATGGAGGATAAAGATGCAGTTTTACCCACAACGTAAAAAAGGCTTCATCTTTAACGAAGATGTCGCTGAAGAACTTGGTGTATTAAACGAATATCTCATGTATCAAGATGATTATGATTACGATCCACTAATCGAAGCATTCAATGAAAAGTTTGGCGTAGAGCCTGAATACCCAAAACATTTTAAATGGGAAAAAGGTGGTTATGTCCAAGGTCTTCAAGGGTTCGATTGGGATACCGAGTATCTTCTTTTTGATGCCTGGATTGAACAACAGTATCCCGATGAATGGGATAAGTTTACTAACAGTCTAGAAGACATGGATATTGATCTTATTGAAGGTTCTTGGTCGGAGTTAGGATGAGCGAAGATAAAGTTAATCGACCGAATCACTACAATATAAATTGGAAAGGCGAACAGGCAATAGAAACTTATCACTATATTCGTTCATGGAAAATGGATTACCCAGAATCCAATATTATAAAATATGTGACACGTCATCCCTACAAGGGAAAGTCTTTAGAAGATTTAAAGAAAGCACGTTGGTACCTCGACAAACTTATTGAAGAGGTAGAGGCAAGGGAAGGAAGTTGCGAATGAAAGAAGCACTAACCTATGATGATGTACTTTTAGTACCACAGTATTCCGACATTAAAAGCAGAAAAGAAGTTAATTTAACTTCTGCTCTTGATGCTAGCTTAATTTTAAGTCTCCCGATTATCTCATCTCCTATGGATACAGTCACAGAATCAGAAATGGCCTATACTATGGACTCTCTCGGTGGCCTGGGCGTTATCCATCGCTACAATTCAATAGAAGAACAAGCTGGTTTAGTTGCAGAAGTCATAAACGCTGGAGCTACAAAAGTTGGAGCAGCTATTGGAATTAGTGGCGATTATTTTGAAAGAGCACAGACGCTTGTAGAGAATGGTGTAAGTGTTCTTTGTGTGGATGTTGCCCATGGCCACCATGTTTTGATGAAAGATGTGCTAGGAGTTCTTAAGAAATCATTTGGTGATTCAGTCCATATTATGGCTGGAAATGTCGCGACATTAGAAGGGATAAATGATCTAGCCAAGTGGGGTGCCAATTCTATACGCTGTAACATAGGCGGTGGATCTATTTGTTCTACGAGGATACAAACAGGACACGGTTTACCTGGGCTGCAAACTATTTTTGATTGTGCTCAAACCGAGCATGACGTTGCTATTATTGCAGATGGTGGCATTAGAACTGCTGGCGATATTGTAAAAGCTCTGGCCGCTGGTGCTGATTTTGTCATGCTAGGTTCACTCCTCGCGGGGACGGACGAAACACCAGGAGAAGTTGTTCAGCTACCAAGCGGAATGAAAAAGCGATATCGCGGCATGGCCTCTAAAGATGCTCAAATGGATTGGCGAGGTCGCTACAGTTCTAATGAGGGTGTGAGCACTTTCATTGATTATAAAGGTTCAGTCGTGGATATCCTAGAAGATCTCCGTGGCGGCATGTTGTCTGGCTTGTCCTATTCAGGGTGTAGAACTATTAAAAGACTACAAGCAACAGCCCAGTGGACAAGGCAAACAACTGCCGGATTGTCTGAAAGTAAAACTCATATTCTTTCTAAATGAAAAAAAGAAAAGCAAAACCCGAAGAAGCGAAAACTATTACTATTGATAGTCTGGAAACATTAGACACCAACTTAAGAATTAAACTAAAGTTCGATGATATAACAAAGTTTTGGTTTTTTAATGAATACATTAAAGGTTATCTTTTAAATGACCCGCTTCTTCAACCTTTTATAGAAAAAATAAAAGAAAGCAGTATGATGGCGAGAAAACATAAGCTAAAGAAAAATCGCCAACTGCTTGAAAAAGAAAAAGAAATAAAAAATAAATTTGGATTAGACCCAAATGAAATAGAAAATATTTTTGACCTAATTGAAAGTGAGGAATGATATGAAAAAATGTGCAAAAGAAGCCATGGAGACTGATTGTATATGCGATAGACAACATTGTAGACTGTGGCTAAACTATAAAAAAGATTTAAATTGCACAGATGTTTCTATAAAAAAACACGGCAGGTTGGGTCTTAAAGAAGTTGGCGAAAGACTAGGTATATCATATGTGCGCGTTTCTCAAATAGAAAAAGAAGCATTTAAGAAACTAAAAAAGAAAAATTTTGAGTTATAACGCACTATTTATAACACATAACCTAAACCAAAAGATGCCCAGCATCTAAAAAGGAGATTGAATATGTCTGACAAAAAGACTTTACTTGAAGAGGGAACTATCCGTCGTTTCATGAAACTTGCAAACATGGAGTCGCTTGGTTCGAACTTTGTTAATGAAATGTATGGCAAAATGAAGAAGGACGAAGAAGAGCGCATGAAAGATGATATGCGTGAAGAGCGTATGAAAGACGACAAAGAGCGCGAAGATGATGATATGCGTGAAGGTCGTGGAATGCGTATGAAAGATGACGAAGAGCGCAAGGATGCCGCGATGCGCGAAGAGGTCGAGATTGAAGAAGAGATCGAGATTGAAGAAGAGATCGACCTTGATGAAATGGATCATGGTGACATGAAAGATGATCCAACGCAAGATGATGAGGAGATGGAGTTAGATGTCGAAGACGAAGAAGAAGAAATGGATATGGACGCCGGTGATATGGGCGAACTCACTCTCACTGACGAAGAAGCTGAAGTCTTCCTTAAAGTAGCAGATAAAGTTCGTGCCGCAATGGAAGCGGAGGCGCCAGCCGAGGAACTTCCAGCACCTGACATGGGTGATATGGACGAGCCTATGGACGAGCCTATGGACGAGCCTATGGATGAGCCTATGATGGAAGATATGGTTAATGAGGTAGCACGCCGCGTGGCCAAACGGCTCAAGGACTTAAAAAAGTCCAAGTAAAAAAATATAGTAAGTATTTAATTGAGGTTTTAGATGCAAGAATTCTTTTGGTTTTTCTTGGGTGGATTTGTCTATCTTTTGGTGGATAAATCCATCTCTTTTTACAAGAAAGTAAAATTTTTAAATGACATTAAAATGCTTTCTTTCATGCTCATTGGATACGCTTATCAACAATGGGTAACAGTAACTGTTGCTAAATACATTTATTTAGAGGCCAACGATCACGATGAACAGCACATGAAAATATTAAAAAACACGGATGAAGCTGATTTATTAGAGTGGAAAAAAGAAGCAGTTAAAGGTCTAAATGAGTCAGTTCCCGCTCATTATCGTTCTGCCCTTAAAATAGACGGATGGGAAACAGTCATAGGTGCCTTGGAAAAACATTACAGGGCCGCTATAGAAGGTGATTACATTGTCAAACAGGAGGGTGATCAAAGTGTTGAAAACTAAAAACAATAAAGATGACGGTGAAGAAAACAAAGATGTGATAAGTCTCGCTGATCTTCAAATGGCAGCAGCCGCAAATACACCAGAGCCGCTGCGTACAATAGGCTTGTTTGGTGATCTTGACGAAGAGAAAGTTGAAGATGTCTGTTCTGGACTTTTGTTTCTTAAGCATACAGCTTTAGTTAATACGGACTTTCCTCTTGGCACACCAGAAAAAATCAAAGAAGGTGAAGAGCTACCAAAACTAGAGCCAAAACCAATTACTTTTTATGTCTCAACCTGGGGCGGCGATGCTCTTGGAATGTTCGGTATATATGACCTTATGCGTATTGTGCGCGAGGAGTGCCCCATTGAAACTTTTGGTTTGGGTAAAGTTATGTCTGCTGGCGTTCTTTTATTAGCAGCGGGAACGAAAGGTCAACGCAAGATTGGAAAGCACTGTCGCGTTATGATGCATTCTGTGCGTGGAGGCCATGTCGGAACCATTCATTCATTAGAAAATGAAATGGAAGAAACGCGATGGATTCAAAAGCAACACATCCAGGCCCTTGTTGAAGAGACAAACCTAACCGAAAGGCAACTTAAAAAAATGCTTAATAAAAATATGGATGTTTATTTAAGCGCAGAAGATGCTGTTAAGTATGGAATCGCGGATATCATTGTATAAAGGACTATTTATAACATGGCCGAATTAGATAAGCTGATAGAAGCTTACTTTAAAAAAGAAGAAAAAACGCAGACTAGTCCAATGGACTATATAATAGAAGCAATAGACGAAGTTTATAACGAGTTTATTTCGGAAAAGCAAACTCGACCCATGGCAGATACAGGACTAGACGCCAGCGAACAAAAATCATTTAACATTCCTTTTCCAAAACCCAGAATTTCAGAAGATTTCGGAAAAATAGGCACCGGCGATAGAGCCATAATTGAAAAGTTTGCGAAAAACATTGCCGGCTCCACTCTCGAAGAAAAAATTTCAAACTTAAATGATATATTAGAAAACGCAAATCCTAATGCCTCAATCGGAGAACTTTTATCAACAATGGTTATAACTGAAATCCTTTCTGCTATTGTTACCAGCTTTACAGAAAGCGCAGGCGGCTTTATCTTTGAGGGATTTCTTGCTGGTCTTTTCGGTGGAAAATCAGTTCAGATTGTTGACCCTAAAGACATTGAAGGAATGGATGCTGCTGGTAAGCCAATTACTGACGTTATTTTGAATGGTAAACACTATTCTCTAAAATTACTCGGAAAAGAAACTGCCGTCAAAGGTTCATTTAGAAACATGGTTAACCACTTTAAAACAGAAACACACATTGTTTATCTTGATGCTAGGCGCATTGGAAAAGACCAAGGTTTGGAATTTGGTGAGTTTACAATCACCTTGGAAAACTTTTTAGATGTATTCGTTACACCGTTTCTAAAGGAAGTTACAAAAAGCGACGTAGAGACGATTGAAAAACCTTCAGATTTTAAAAAGAAATTAGCACAGTTGGTAAAAGAGAAAAAACCAATTAAAAGAATTAAAGTTAGTGGTCCTGTCCCCGGTTTCAAGCGCGGCATTAGAACTTTTGATTACTCTCAAGCAGTGCCAGATCAATTAAACGAAGAAAGATATACTGGTTCAGATATGAATAAAATTATAAATATGTTTATTAATATGCCAGATGATCAATTACAAAGCCTCGCTCCCTTTGGCTTAATATATGCTGAACAGAAGTTTGAAGGAACGAAAGCAGAAAAGCTTTTTGGAAACTTTAGTTTAGTTGAGGAAGTTAAACAGGCGATCCAATCAAAAGATAAAGAATTAATAATATCGAAGTTAATAAAGGCTCCTGGATATACTGGTAAGCAACAATTTGAATTTACTAGAAAGCAAGCGGAAGAGATAGTTGGCTTTAAAGAAATTGGACGTTTGATGATCGGCCCTCCATATATGAAAAAAGCCTTTGCTAATTATGCAAATGTTTTTCGAGACACTCTGACTCCAGTTTATGAAAATCTACAATTGTTTACAGATAATGTTAATGATTATTTCTTGGGTGTTTCGAAAGAAGGCGCAGAACAAGACAGAAAACAATATGCGATGAACGCGATTCAAAACGCCAACGATCTTGAAAAGGCAACTACAAAAGCAGTAGAAAAAATTGAGAAAACCACTTGACATTTAGTTAATACTTTCCTATAATATATCCCAGAGGTGTTTTTATGAAAAAATTTAGTAATTCGGAAGACCTACGTGGTCAACTTGAGAAGGGCATAGAGACTATTGCGACTAACGTTGCCTCCACCCTTGGGCCAAAAGGCCGCACAGTAATCTTACATCAAAAAGATAAAATGCCCATCGCAACAAAAGACGGCGTGACAGTAGCCAAGTTTATTGATTTAGAAAATTCATTTCAAAATGCTGGCGCTCAAATTGTCAAACAAGCGGCAGAAAAAACGAATCAAGAGGCGGGTGACGGCACCACAACCACAACTGTTCTTACTCATGCTATGTATCGTGAGGCACAAAAGTATCTAGCTTCAGGCGCAGCGCCAGTGGAGCTTAAAAAAGGGATGGATCTCGCTGTCAACTATTTAGTTAATCAAATAAAAGAAAATGCAACTCCAATTAAATCTATAGACGACATTGAGTCTATTGCGACAATTTCTGCAAACGGCGATAAGGTTATTGGCAGACTAATTGCAAAAGCAGTTGATCTGGCCGGTAAAGATGGGTCAGTAACTATCGAGGAAGCACGCTCTGTAGACACAAGCTTAGATCTTGTGGAGGGATTTCGCTTTAATTCTGGTTATTTAGCTACTGCTTTTATTAACGATGAGAAGCGCGGCATTGTGAACTATGATGAGCCGATCATTCTCGTAACAGATGAAAAAATTGAAGCTGTAGACACACTACTACCGGCGTTAGAGATCGCAGCTAGAGAGGGTAGACCATTTGTTGTTATCGCAGAAGATATCGAAGGTCAGGCTTTAGCTGCTCTAATTATGAACGCTATGCGCGGAACCATGCGAGTATGTGGCATCAAGGCTCCACGTTACGGCGAAGAAAGAAGAAACACCTTAAAAGACCTCGCGCTGTCAGTTGGTGCAACTTTTATCTCTAGACAAATGGGTAAGAAACTAAAAGAAGTAAAACTTACAGACTTTGGCAAAGCAAAACGCCTGGAGGTCGGAAAGAACTGGACCACTATTCTTGGTGGTAAAGGCACTATTGAATCAGTAGAAGACCAAATAGAAAAACTAAAAGCTATCATGCAGGACACCGAAAGCTTACATGAGTGTGATAAAATACAAGAGAGAATTACACGGCTTGCATCTGGTATTTCCGTTATTAGAGTCGGCGCAGCAACCGAAATTGAAATGATTGAAAAAAGACACAGAATTGAAGATGCATTGGAAGCTGTTAAGTCAGCACAAGCAGAGGGTGTCTTACCCGGTGGAGGCTCATTCTTGGTTCAAAACTCTAGAGAAATGATAGAGTTTTTAAAAGATAAAGTAGATAATGAAACCCAAATGCTAGGAGCTAAAATAATTCAAGGTGCAGTACGAGAACCATTACGTCAAATGTGTCTTAATGCTGGCGAGTCACCAGATATTATCGTATGCGATGTAGAAAAACAAGAAAAAAACTTTGGATATGATTTTAGCCAACAAAAAATAGTTAACCTTGTAGAACGCGGGGTTATAGATCCGGCCAGGGTGACACGCTGCGCTCTACAGAATTCTGTGTCCGTTGCGGGCACACTTATCACTTCAAATTTTGCGATTGTTGAAGTATAGCACTACTTATAAAGTGAGCACGGGAGGGCTTATGAAATGGGTGACGAGTCAGCTAGCACAAAAAATGCTGTTGCTTGGGCAGAGATAAACGGAAAGTTTGATCGTATGCTACAATCTATTGATACAGTTAAAGATAAACAGGAAGTGATGGCCGAGGATATCACTAAAATTAAAGAAGCTGTTTATAATCCTGACTCTGGACTCTATGCTCGTTTACGTGAGCTAGAAAGCTGGAAAGAGACAAGCACAAGAATTATTTGGATGGTTGTTAGTGCCGTAGTCGCTCTTTCGGTTGCAACCATTTATAAAAGCCTACTTTAATACTTGACAAAATACAAAAAATACAATATTATTATTTTAAGGAGTTTATATGAAAGTAAACATTCGCTATACTGTTGATTTAGAAGAGGTTTTAAGTGAGATGACCGAGCTTTATCACAAATCATCAGCAAAATTAGATGAAAAATTGAATATATATGGCAACTCTTTAGAGGCTGCTTTCAAAGAATCACAAGTAGAACACATCATCATGGCGTTAGAACATAAGCTAGAATGCTATCACGAACATCAAACTAAAATTGCAGAGGTGTTAAACATTCTCCGTGGATATAAAGATATTAAAGATGGGAATATAAAGCAGCCTCCACACGAGCAAACTAGTGAAGATGAATAGCTTGGCCCCTGGCGATCTGGTTTGGATACCAGCGAATACGCTGATAGAATATCAGGCTTTCATGATGGGAAGAACTAAAGTCCCTACTTATGGATTGGTAATAGAATCTCAAAATGACCTATGGGATGGTCATGCCACCATTTTAAGGAACAATGAAAAAGTGTCAATAAACAAAAAAGACCTACGAAAAATAAATTCTACGGAGGAAACAAATGGTTCAGTTAGTAGAAGTTGTTAAGAACACAAGAAACTATGAATTACGAGAAGTTTTTGTAAACCCTCGTCATGTAGTAATGCTACGAGAAGACCACGCTACTCGTTCAGCAATTAATGAAGGTAAAGTTATTGAGGGGATGGACCCTCGCCAACAATACACAAGAGTTACAGTAGATAACGGCACAACTGGATCGCAGTTCGTAGTTGTTGGTTCACCAGGAATTGTAGAGTCAAAACTAAAATCAGGGAGGCAATTGCTAAATGGATAATAAACACTACACATTATATATTAAAAAGGACTGTCCTTTTTGCGTTCAGGCAAGAGAAGAGGTTTTCCGTCAAGGAGTAAACCATACGATTTATCTATTGGATGCGAAACCCAAAAGACTGCAAGAGTTAAAAGACTTCTACAATCACCACACAGTGCCAATGGTTTTCGTTCGTGAAAACGGAATGGAAAAACTTATTGGCGGTTACACCGATCTTAAAGAATATTTCGATAAATAAAGACTATTTATATCACGGAGATTAGTCTTTATGCGAATGAAACTGCTACTAGAAAACTTTAAAAGGTTTTCAACTCTCACCGAAGAACAACTTATCATAGAAGGTCGTATTGACGACGCAAGAAAAAAGTATCCCTTTCTCGCCAAGCAAAGCGCAGAACCTGTAGGTGAAAAAACTTTACTTGATCTGCTTATTGACGCCGACCCATCTGGAAACCAAAAGTATC